TAAATCCACAATGGTTAACGCCACGGAGAAGTAAGTTCAATGGGTAGAGCAATCCTACTTGATGAAGACACAACTGAGCGTCTTGACGATACTGAAGATCAAGAAGTAGATTCACAAACACTACAAGACCCTACGCAACAGGACACTTTTGTAGCACAAGAGTTTACTCAAGATCAAGATGATGATGTTCCTGATAAGTACCGAAACAAGTCTATCAAAGATTTGGTACGAATGCATCAAGAAGCTGAAAAACTTCTTGGTCGCCATAGTTCCGAAGTAGGTGAACTTAGGAAGGTTGTCGATCAGTACATCGCGGCACAACTCAACCAAAACCAAACAGGAAATACGGGACAACAACAGAAGCCAGAGGATGAAGAAGTAGATTTCTTCGTTGACCCTGTAAAGGCAACTCAACAACAGATTGAAAACCATCCTAGCATCCGGCAGGCAAAGGAGTACACGGAGCAAGCTCGTAGAGCAGCTTCTTTGACTCTTGTCAAGAACAAACATCCTGACATGGAAGGGATTCTCAAAGATCCTTCCTTTGCTGAATGGATTCAAGCAAGCAAGATCAGAACTCAACTGTTCGTAATGGCAGACAAACAATACGATGCCGATGCAGCAGATGAGCTTTTTACCTTGTGGAAAGATCGCCAGCAAGTAGTGCAGAACACAGCTACGGTGGAGAAAGCAGCACGTAAAGATGCTCTTCGATCCGCCAGCACTGGAAGTGCACGGGCTAGTGGCGAGCAAAGCGCTAAGAAGAAGTTCCGTAGGGCTGATATCATTAAACTTATGAATTCCGACCCTTCGCGTTACGAGGCTTTGCAACCAGAAATCATGCGGGCTTATGCTGAAGGGAGGGTTATTTAACAATCATTGAGGTTATTTAAAAATGGCTGGTGAAACTTCAGGTGCATATTTTACAGCAGCCGCTGTAGTTGACAAAGTAGCAGCGGATAAATTTATCCCAGAGATTTGGTCTGATGAGATCATCGCATCTTATCAAAAGAATCTGAAGATGGCTCCTCTGGTCAAGAAGCTGACCATGAAGGGCAAGAAGGGCGATCTTATCCACATTCCGAAGCCCGTTCGTGGCTCGGCTTTTGCAAAGGCAGAAGCTACGGCAGTAACGATCCAAGCAAACCTTGAGTCTGAGCTGACTGTTAGCATCAACCGTCACTTCGAGTATTCGCGTCTTATCGAGGATATCGTTGAAGTGCAAGCACTGTCGAGCCTTCGTCGGTTCTACACGGAAGATGCTGGTTATCAACTTGCCCTCCGTGTTGATACGGACCTCTTTATGGTTGCTACGGGCTTTGGCAACGGAACCCTTAACCTTGCTCCTGCCGCAGTTGACGGTACTGCTTGGGTTAACACGGCTACGTTCTACAACGATGCAACGAATGGTCTGTCTGCATATGCTGTAGATACCGTTATTGATGCTGACCCGTATTCCGATGCGGCTTTCCGTGGTCTGATTAAGAAGCTGGATGACAACAACGTACCGATGGACAATCGTGTATTTGTTATTCCTCCGGCACTCCGTTCTGCAATCATGGGCACTGAGCGATATGTCTCCAGTGACTTCCGTGATGCCCGAACGGTACAATCGGGTCTAATTGGGTCTCTTTATGGTATTGATATCTATGTATCGTCCAACTGCCCTGTGATTGAAACCGCAACTCTTAACACGGCAGCAACGAACAGTGTAGATATCCGTGGTGCTCTTCTGTTCCACAAGGAAGCAATTGTCCTTGCAGAGCAGATGGCTGTCCGTTCGCAGACGCAGTACAAGCAGGAATACCTGTCCACCCTGTTCACTGCTGACACGCTTTATGGTGTACAAGTCTATCGCCCTGAAGCAGGTTTTGTTCTTGCAGTTAACGACCTGTAAGTAAAACCAACTAAGTAGGCAGGGAGAAACTCTACACCAAGAGAAGTACCCCTGCCTTCTTTTTATCACTAAGGGCAGTACCAATGACACCTGAAGACAGACTCTCCAGGATTGAAAACAAGCTAGATAAGCTAACCGAAGCAATTCTGACAATTGCCAGAGTTGAAGAAAAGGTTCTTGCTTCCAATGAAAGAATACAAAAGATTGAAGATAGGGTTGAAAAGCAAGAGCAGTCCATTGGGGAGCTGATCTCTAAGGTGGCTGTACATACAAAGCAAGTATCATTCTTTGAAAGAGCGCTCTGGTTTTGTTTGGCTACGCTGGCAAGTTTTGCCACTTATTACATTAAGGTAAGCAACTAATGTCAAATTATACCAAGGCTACTAATTTCACAGCCAAAGACTCCCTTCCTTCCGGCGACTCTCAAAAGATCGTTCGTGGTGCTGAGTTCGATACTGAATTTAATGCCATTGAAACAGCAGTCAACTCTAAGGTGGATAAGTCAGGCGACACGTCCACTTTTGTCAACCTTGCAGTTAATGTTACTGGCACTCTTCCCGTAGCCAATGGTGGCACTAGTTTCGCTAGCTACACCATAGGCGATATTCTTTATGCTTCAGGAGCAACTGCTCTGTCCAAGTTGGCAGGCGTTGCTACAGGAAACTCTATCATCTCTGGAGGCGTAGGCACTGCCCCCTCTTGGGGTAAGATCGGTCTCACCACACACGTCTCAGGCACCCTACCAATCGCCAATGGTGGCACGGGGACTACCTCGACTACCTTCTGTAGTCTTACTACCAATGTAACTGGAACCCTTCCTATCGCCAATGGTGGTACCGGCAGCACCTCAACGACCTATTGCAGTCTTACGGCTAACGTAACTGGTACTTTGCCAGCAGCCAATGGAGGCACTGGTGTTGCCAGTTATGCCATTGGTGACATTCTCTACGCCTCTGGCTCTACTGCCCTTAGTGCTCTTGGTGCAGCAGCCACTGGCAATTCACTCATCTCAGGTGGTGCAGGAGTAGCACCTTCTTGGGGTAAAATTGGTCTTACTACGCACGTCTCCGGTACGTTGCCCATTGCTAATGGCGGTACGGGTACGACGGCTACTGCCTATTGCAGCCTCGCCAGTAACGTCACTGGAACCCTTCCTGCTGCCAATGGCGGCACCGGGCTTGCTAGCTATGCTGTAGGTGACCTGCTGTACGCATCAGGTTCTACGGCTATCAGTGCTCTTGCTGACGTAGCCACTGGAAGTGCTCTTATCTCGGGTGGTATTGGTGTTGCTCCTTCGTGGGGTAAAGTAGGTCTTGCTACTCATGTCAGTGGAACTCTTCCCATCACCAATGGTGGAACTGGAAGCACGTCTACCACCTATTGCAGCCTTACCACCAATGTCACTGGGACACTCCCCATTGCCAATGGAGGCACTGGATCTACTTCCACCACGTATTGCAGCCTGACGGCTAATGTCACAGGAACCCTTCCGGCAGCTAACGGTGGCACTGGTAACGCCAGCTACACCATTGGTGATCTCCTGTACGCCTCTGGCTCCACTACCCTCTCCAAGTTGGCTGATGTAGCCACTGGAAATACCCTTATCTCCGGTGGGGTAGGGGCAGCACCCTCTTGGGGCAAAGTAGGTCTTGATACCCATGTATCCGGAACTCTGCCTGTAGCCAACGGCGGTACGGGTCAGACCTCCTACACCAATGGTCAGCTCCTCATTGGTAACACCACAGGCAACACCCTGACCAAGGGAACGCTTACTGCGGGTTCTGGTATTAACATCATCAACGGTGGTGGCACGATCACCATTGAAGCAGTTACGGGTGGTGTGGGTACTGTCACCAGTGTAGGTGTCTCAGGTGGCACCACAGGTATCACTGTCTCAAATAGCCCTGTGACCACCAGTGGCACGATTACCTTGGCAGGAACCCTTGTGGCTGCTAATGGTGGTACTGGACAAAGCAGCTACGCTGTAGGAGACATTCTCTATGCTTCCACCACCAGTGCTCTTTCCAAACTGGCAGGTGTTGCTACGGGTAATACCCTGATCTCTGGTGGCACTGGAACTGCACCCTCGTGGGGCAAAGTTGGACTTACCACTCACGTATCAGGAACCCTCCCGATTGCTAATGGTGGCACAGGGTCCACTGCTACCGACTATTGCAGCTTGACCTCCAATGTCTCTGGTACCTTACCTATTGCCAATGGTGGAACAGGTCTCACCAGCTACACGATTGGTGATCTTGTTTACGCATCAGGATCAACCACTCTTGCAAAGCTGGCTGATGTTGCCACGGGCAACTCTCTTATCTCTGGTGGTGTTGGTGTGGCTCCTTCCTGGGGCAAGATTGGTCTAACGACTCATGTCTCTGGAACCCTACCGGCAGCGAATGGTGGTACGGGGATTGCGAGTTACACGATTGGTGACTTGGTTTATGCCTCTGGTGCAACCACCCTTACACAATTGGCAGCCCCTGCAACAGGCAATGCTCTTATTGGTAACGGTGTAGGTGCAGCACCTTCATGGGGTAAAATCAACCTCACCACCACCGTATCCAATGTCCTCCCTGTGGGCAATGGTGGTACTGGTCTTAGCAGTTACTCCACAGGTGACATCCTTTTGGCAACTGGAGCAAGCACTATTGGTGTTCTTGCTGATGTTGCTACTGGTAGTGCCATTATCTCTGGTGGTGTAGCTTCAAACCCTGTTTGGGGTAAGATTGGACTGACTACTCACGTAGATGGTGTTCTCCCTGTAGCCAATGGCGGTACTGGAACCTCAAGTTCCACCTTTGTAAACCTTGCAACCAACGTATCTGGATCTCTTGCTGCAAACAACGGTGGAACAGGAAACAGTTCCTACACCGTAGGTGACCTTCTATTTGCATCAGGAACCACTGCCCTTTCTAAACTGGCTGACGTTGCAACCGGCAACAGCCTGATCTCCGGTGGGGTTGGCGTTGCACCCTCATGGGGTAAGATTGGTTTAACGACCCATGTCAGTGGGACTTTGCCAATCGCTAACGGCGGAACTGGTTCTACTGCAACTGCTTATTGCAGCCTAGCCTCCAACGTCACGGATACCCTACCTGTTGCAAACGGAGGTACTGGTCAAACTTCGTACACCAACGGTCAACTTCTTATTGGTAACACTGCAACGGGTAGTTTGTCCAAAGCAACCCTTACCGCAGGCAGCAACATCACCATCACTAATGGCAACGGTACAATTACCATTGCATCTACTGGTGGTACTGGAAGTGGAACTGTAACGAGTGTTGATGTTTCTGGTGGTACTACTGGTCTTACGACTTCCGGTGGTCCTGTCACAGGAACGGGCACTATCACCTTGGCAGGCACCCTGGCAGTTGCCAATGGTGGTACTGGGTCTACTACGGCTTCCGATGCACGTACTGCCCTTGGTGTTCCTAGCACCTCTGGTGTTGGTGCTACAGGTACGTGGTCTATTGGTATCTCTGGTAATGCAGGAACGGTAACTGGTGGTGTTTACACATCAGGTGACCAAACCATTGCAGGAACTAAGAGTTTCAGTAGCAATATTGTTGCTTCCATCACAGGTAATGCAGCAACGGTTACCAACGGTGTTTACACAACTGGCAACCAAACGATTGCAGGTACCAAGACCTTTAGCAGCACCATTGCTGGTTCAATCAATGGTAACGCAGCAACTGTAACTAATGGTCTTTATAGCACTGGAAGCTACGCAGACCCCACTTGGATCACCTCCCTTGCTGGGAGCAAAGTATCCGGGAACATCAGTGGCAATGCTGCAAACGTCACTGGCACAGTAGCAGCAGCCAATGGTGGCACAGGTCAGACTACCTATGCTGTAGGTGATCTCCTGTATGCCTCAACCACCAGTGCTTTGACTCGCCTTGCGGGTGTTGTGACTGGTAATGTGCTTACTTCAGGTGGTGTCAGTACGGCACCTGGTTGGGGAAAGGTAGGTCTTACTACCCATGTTTCAGGTACTCTGCCGATTGCTAACGGGGGCACTGGAACCACTGCTACAACCTTCTGTAGCCTCACCAGCAACGTCGCAGGTACCCTTCCAGTAGCCAATGGTGGCACTGGTGTAACGACTTCAACGGGCTCTGGCTCTGTTGTTCTCAACACCAACCCAACCATTGATGGTGCAACCTTTACGGGTAATGCTCAGACTACCCCTGTAGCTGTCACCTTCAGTGCTACTGCAATGACGCTGAACTGTGCTGACTCCAACGTGTTTACCACGACCTTCACTGCAAACGTAACCACGGCACCCACTATCTCTAACCCTCAAGATGGTCAAACCATTAACTGGTTTATCACTCAAGATGGTACTGGTAGTAGGACAATTGGGGGTAACTGGCCCACTGGTTTCAAATGGCCCGGTGGTACGGTAGGTGTCTTAAGCACGGCTGCTAATTCTGTGGATCTTGTTGTAGCTACCTACAGGTCTGCTACTGGCTTCTGGTATGCAACTATTGCAAAGGACTTCAAGTAATGAGTTTTGCCTCTAGAACCCTTGGTTACCTTGGTTTCACTCCAGTAACCAATGATTTTCCTTCAGGCTCTGGAACAGTAACCATCCCCACCGGTGCTACCACGATGGTCGTTGAGGTCTGGGGAGGCGGCGGCGGTGGTGGAGATGATAATGGCACTGTTGGTGGTGGTGGCGGTGCTTCAGGATCATACGTTAAAAGTAGTTTTACTGTAACTTCTAACGCAGGACAAACTGTTGGTTATGTAGTTGGTGCTGGTGGAGGTACTAATATAGGAGGTGCGGGCTCATCAGGTGGACAATCTACCGCTGGAGCTTCTGGTACCTATACGATGACCGATATGTTGTCTTCGTCTGCGGGACCAGGACTTCCTGGTACATTAGGCGGCGCAGGGGGCACCGGAATTGCGCCTACTGGCGGTAATGTCACTAACACCACAGGTGCTAATGGTAGCGCACAATCTTCTGGCGTTGGCGGAGCAGGTGGCGCAGCACGTTCTGGGGACGGTGGTGCAACTGCTGGCGCTGGAGGTAACGGTGCTAGTGCCGGTGGTTCACCAACTTCGGGTAGTGCTGGACGTGTAAGGTTTGTCTTCACTTAAAGGAAATATTATGGATTTTTTTATTTATATAGTTATCGGCTGCGTTGTAACTCTCTTTTGTGTCTATGTTCTGAATACTCATCGACGTAAACCTAATCCTAAGCCAAACAGTGACCCTATTCCACCGCCTCCAGATCCTATTGTTGTTGAAATGGCGTTGGCTGCTCATAAAGATTCTGTAGATGCTGTTCTTGGTAAGACCCCTAAAGAGTAACAATGCAATTACTTAACCTCATTCAGTCCATCTTTAAGCCCGCTGTAGAACTCATTGACAATGTACACACTAGTCAAGAGGAAAAGCTACAACACAAAGAAAGACTCTTGGTTACT